TCTTTGAGCTTAGGATGTGTATACCAGTAATACATGATGTTTACAACACCAGAGATTCCATTGTCTTCTGCCGTAGCGGCCTTTCCAGACGGCTGTAATCCCAGCGCCATCAGCAGGTCGCCCTGCATAAGCACCATAGGGAACAGTCCGTCCGTAAGTAAACCGCGAACTATAAGCATAGCATCGTCATTGTAGCCACACTTTCTCAATGTTTCTGAGACAATAGTGGCAGTAGTCAGACGAATCTCAAAGGGCATAGTCTGATCATATCTACTGTAATCCCACTCCAGATAATACTTGGAAAAGGAGTTAAGTTTTAGGACTAGATCTTCCGCACCCCTGTGCATATCAATGCCGACTGCCGAACAGAACAAATTTTGATTATCAATCATTCTATTATACAACGGATATAAAAACATCCGCTGAAGAATTAAGGCGTCGATAGGTGTAATGTAAAACACACGTGTTTTTCCCTCTCTATTTTTCTCCTCCAAACGGGGCTCATCCTTGAGATGCGCCTTGTAAACAAAGCACTGGATGTTGCCCTCCAGATAGGAGTTCAATAGATAATTAATTCTCTCTTTCAAGGATTCAATGGGTTCACGGATTAAATAGTCCTCAGCCTCCAATGTGATAGGAAGCCAGTCTCTCTTCTTTCCAGGAAATCCATATCCTCCCGAAGTGTTCGCGTTCATACGGCGGGCGATACAATCGTCCTTGATGCCGTTAACAGCGCATTCAACCGTTAAGGGAGAAACTTTCTTTAGTCCTTTAGAAAATCGATCAACAAGAATGTTTGAGATCTTCTCAAGTACCAGTCTGTCAAGACCGGGCTTATGATGAGATAATTTCTTAAGGGCTATATTGTAGGGGTTGTAATAAATGCCATTCTTAGTAAAATGACGCATAGGGGGAGCTCCAAAGAGCTCTCGCCCACACTCATCTACCAGAGGACACTTATACTGCTCCCTAGCCAACTGAGAAAAAGGTGTTCTGATAACCTTACTCTTTTGGTTCGGGAAGACTTTAACACCCTCCACAGCTCCAAAA